GGTTTGGAGCGTGACCTTGCTTGTGACCGTGGCACCGTTGCTCATGAGCATTGCGAGTATGTACTCAAGACCGCAGCCAAGTTGGCTCGACAGAGCGCTAACAAGAAGGGTTCATGGAAGGTCTGGGATGATGGATTGGCTCGACCTCCAAAGGCGATCACCAGCTGGGCACTCAAGAAAGCGTCGGAGGGTTCACCGAAAGTTCCGTGGCCAGCCCGTGAGTACGCCAGAGGTTTATCCGACTGGTTGGTGAGCGGAAGCGTAACGGCCATTCATGCAAGCGAATTTTCAGTCAGTAGTGATGAAGGGTTTGCTGGAACGGCAGATGCGCTGATCGACACGCCATTGGGTTTGACGATTTGTGATTTCAAGACGACAAGTCGAGAGGCTGACAAGCCTGAGGCATGGCTGAAGGATCACCAGGACCAGCTCGGTGCCTACAGCCTGGCGTTAAGGGAGCGGTCTGGCTTGAGATGCACAGCCGGGGCAGTCGTCATCGCTAAGCCAACAGGCTCTGTACAGCTGAGGATGTTGACGGAGCTGGAGCTGAGGGGCTGTGAAGCTCGATGGACTGAGCGCAACAACCTGTATAAGGAGATGTTGCTGAGCGGAGAGGTTATGTAGTGGAGGAAGCGTTAGAGCTTATATATCGAGGTCAATGCAATGTGGCAGTGAAGGCAAAAGAAATAGGCGTCTCAACTGAAGAGCTGAAACGCCTGTTTCGGGATTATGCGGTAAAGCGCCCTATCGATGATGATGTTTGGCGCGGAGACGTGGAGCTAGGTTGGCCCTGGGTCTGAGATGCACTCTTCCATGGCCCTACGTTCGTAGTACCGCTTCAGGCGTAAGCAGTCGTTGGCGCGAACGTAGTTGCCCCATATCTCAAAGACGACTGCTCTCGCTGCTTCATAGCGGATGGCATCAGGTAGCAGATCTGTTGGAACGCGAGAGCCTTGTGGGGAATACTTGCTGCCATTGAGTTTGGTGCTCATTGGTTGTACTTCCGGTTGTAAGCGTCGGTGTGCATCTCATCGAGAGTGATGGGTGGTTCACCGCCTGAGTCATCCCAAAGGTATTGGGGCGTTGGATCGAAGTCCAGTTCATTTTCCAGCTGAGGAATGATTTCAGATTCGAGAAGATCTCGCATTGAAGCGGTGAGATGTTCATCCATCATGTGGCGCTTATCTTCACGGGCGATAACACCTTTGAGGATGTCAAGAGCCCGTTCAATCTTTTTTGATTCGGACTCTTGGATCGGTTGATAGTGATAGTTCATTTGAGGTGCCGATTGCGTTCGGCTGCATCGGGAATGGAACGGTCTAACTCCTCTTGTTCCTTAAGCCACTCCATCATTTCGATTTCAGCGTCTGTAGGCGGCCAGGGGTCTTCGTACTCCGAGGGGAGCAGATCTCTGGGGTCATCGTTGCGGATGGTTGTCATGGTTATCGACGAAGGATTGGATGCGACGTTGGATGGAGCGGAGGATGAAGGAGCGGCGGCAATCTTTCCACCCGGCATGTTCAAGAAAATCCAACTCCCAATCGATTGAATCGATCAGGAGTGAATAGTCATGAACGGACAGATCAGGATGCTGTGAGGGCATGATCTTCTGCGCAGTGGTGGCAGATTGGAGCGGAGATCGGCTTCTGGGTGAGCATGGCGGCAACGACCATGGCAGCCACACGATGTGGTGGCTGATCTGGGGTGAATGGCAGCATCTGCCTCTGGCCTAGTTCATTCCAGACGAACAGGCCATCGGTGACGACTACCACGAGGGTTTCCTTAGCGGCTTTAATCGAAACCCGTGAGCGTTGGACGTTGAGCTGACAGAACATGGCACCGATGCCAAATTCGGGATGTGGATCGGTGAAATCCAGGCCGAAATTGACACCGAGGTTGAGGTCTGCGTAGTCCAGGGCAGCCTCAATGGTGCCGAGAAACTCGCGGACGTTATCGGACAGGGGTGGAACGGTGGTCATCGTTTGGTGTGCTTTAGGACGTTGAAGCAAAGATCTTGGAGGTCTTTATTGAGAACAGTTGTATCGCCGCATTTTGCGGCTTCTAGCTGATCTCTAAGTACCTCCTCAGCATCAGCACGTAGCTGGCGTTTCGTACCGTTCTCCCACGGCTCATCGAGCGTAGAGATGAACTCGCGGAAGTAGTTGTACGAGCTACGTTCCGAGATTCCGAAGTCGTCCACCAGTATGGAGACGATCTCTTTCCGGGAGTGATCATCCTCATAAAGCTCCTTAATTCTTTGAAGGCAGAGGTCATGAGTGGCTTGTTGTTCATTGGAGCGGGGCATTGCAAGGTGCAATTTGCAAGGTTTGGATCAATAAAGGGCCGCGAACGGATTTTTATGGATGTTTGGAACGTCAGCAGTGCCATCGTGTTCAAAGAACTGCCACAGGCGTTTAACAGCGTCTCGGTGCCATCTCATCGTGAATTTATTTGAGTGAACGCGGGTGAGACAGTCGCGATAAAGAGCCAAAGCCGTAAGGGTTTCCATGCTGCTAATGGCCTGATCATCTTTGGCATGAGGCCGACCGAACTGGGCGATGTGAGTCCAACGGCGGATCACGTCAGCCTGATCCGGGTAAGCTCTACAAGCGGTGATAGCAGCAGCACCGAGGTAGTGGCTTGGAGCGGAAGCGAAGCCATCAGGCTTGCCACCTCTGATAAGTTCACCCTTGCCATAAGCAAGGATTGAACTCTTCCATATCATCCGAACTTGATGGCAATGGTTCATGTATTCGTCCTGCCACGCATCCTTAAACAAGTCACAGCCAGTATCAGCGGTGCGTGAGGCTGCAAATTTAGTGTCTAAGATTTTAAGAATTGTGATTTCGCCAGGTGTAATATCGCAGCCGTGCGCTGCTTTATACCTTTCATGAGGTCTACGATTTTTTGTGGTGTCTATCTGGACAATGCAGCTTGAGGGCAAGTCCCGTTGAACAATGATCTCATAGGTTTTTTTTGCCTGGATCATGGCCTGCATTGTGTGCTGACCATTCACATTCAATCCCTGTTCATCAAACATCAAGTGTGTGATGTGTGGATTGAATACGTCCGTTTCCATTTTTTTAACCAGGTTGGACACCTGCCTTGAGTTCAGTTTGCGTTGGTGCGGATGGAGCTTGCCTAACCACTCTTTGCAGAGTTCAGGCGTGACGGTCTCGTAGGCGACGGTCGGTGCCATGGTGTTGGAACGTGAGTAGGAAATCGCTAGCCCTGGTGTTACCCATGACTATCGAGTAATAGAATATCCCTTATCTGGTGTGCGTCAAGGCGATTCATGGCACCATTTACACAGAATCGCCAATCAAGCCTTGGAAATCCCCAATCACCGCGTGGAACGGGTGGACGAGATGACCCTGAGCTACATCCTGCGGGCGATCCAGGCGTATGCGTCCACGGCTGAGGGCCGTCAGGGACCACTGGGCGACAGCTTGTATGGCCGGAAAGCCTATGAGGCGATCGCCCGGCTCGGTGCTGACGGCCGGGCGTTGATACGTTTTGACTACTGAAGCAGCTCTAACCCGAGCCAGGCTCGGACCCGGTTGATCCGGGCGAAAGTTGCAGCGGCCCCATATCGGTCAAAGTATCTGGCCTGTTCAGTTCCCAGGCTTGAGAACCTGGGGGCTGCCCACTGCCACAGCGCAAACCCTAGGTTCCGTCTGTAGCCCTGCAATCCGTTCAGATCTTGGTGAGTCATTCCCAGGAATTGCCGGGGATCACATTTCGGCGGCTGGTACGTCATCGGCCCGCACCTGTAGCGGCTGCTTTCTTCTCAGCCAGGCTCAGACTCCAGTTGTCACAGTGCAGCTGGTACGGGAATTTATGCCGTCCCTGCCAGGGAACCCCGGCAGACAAGAACCATTCCCCGGCCTTCTGATAAACACCAGGGGATCGCTTCCCGTCACCACATAGGCAGGACAGGATCACGTTAATTCTGCTTTTAGTGGTGTTGGTACGCCAGCCGCAGTCCGACACTTCCAGGATTTGATCGGCTGGCCAGAGCTTGCAAATCACGTTCCCGTGAAGCTCGACGGTGATCGTCCTTTCGTATCCGTAGGTGCCGTGGACTCCCTCGTGAATCTGGCTAACTTCCATGTTGGCTGATCGCCAATAGGTGCCGGAATACTCCGGCTCCCAGAACAGATCCCGGATAGCCTGGATCGTTTGCGCTTCAATTCTCCTCACTGTTGAACCTCGCTGGTGTTTAAGTGGTCGTTGCTGGTCTGTAAAAACCGGGCGGCTTTCTGTGCATCCCCCAGGCTTTCGTATGCCTGGAAGTCTCCACACGTTTCGATCTCGCCGGAGTCAGCACAAAAGCGGAGAGTCCACATCCGGGGCTGGGCTTCTACATAACGCCCGCCTGAGAGATAGGCGCTCTCAAACTGTTCTGACGTGACAAAGTAGGCGCCCGATGGAACGGGAAACACAACGGACGAAACCCGAGAGCTGAAATACCTGAGGTTCCCCGGAGAGAACCACCAGGCCCCAGGCGCTTGCCCTTTCTTCTTATTAAGGGCCCGAGAGCGGGCCTTGATCTCTTCAATGGTGTGGATCATCGGGGCGACTCCACAACAGTGTGAACTTCCCACTTCTTGAGGACGCCCTCAGATTGCAACTGCTCAAGAATCTCTTGAGCTTTCTTTTGAGCATCCACCAGTGTGGTTGCTGTAACGGCTGAGCAGTTCGGGCTCAATGTCCCGTCGTCTCGTTTCAAATAGACATCCCACTTCATTTGATTCTCTCCATTGGTTGAGTGTTGCTGTGCTGGATCGGTTGATCGGCAAGCGTGCTCAGGGCGACTCCCCAGACGATCGCAACGCCAGCAGTCGCCAGCACGACGCCAGCAATCTCCTCAAACCTGTATCGCCACAAGATGCGGTCGGTTTCGTAGCGCTTGTTCATCGTCTTAATGAGTTGAATCGTTTGTCTTGATTGACCGCCAACGTGTGGCGGTTGTTTGGAGTGAGACAGCAGCCGGAGAGCGTTGAGAGTCGCCCGGGCCGGCTGCTGCTGGGTCGTTTTTGGTGTCAGCTGTCGGCAGCCTGCAGAGTGCGCTGATGGATCGTCTGGCGTAGCTGATCCCAACCTTGAGCGCTGAGGAAGATGTGAAGTGTGTCGCCGTTGTCGTTGGTGATGCTGAGCAGAGAAGCGACCTGGCTGACTCGTACATCCGAGTCGTCGAGATGGACTGTTAGCTGTTGCTGTGTTTTGGTGCGCATTGGTTCGTCTGAGTAGGACAAATGGGCAGGGCTTCTCCCCTCCCACTTCAAATAATAGTTCATCCCCTGAGGTTTCGTCTAGTAGTTAATCGCCATTCACGCGGGAGGCCATTCACGCGAGGCCCTGATGGGTTTTCGGGCGACTCAGGCGACTCAAGCAACTCAGGCGACTCAGGCGACCAGTCAGGCGACTCAGGCCATTATTGCTATTGAAAATCATTCGCATTAACTATTGCTATTGACTATCATTCTCAATAGTTATTGCTATTGATAGTCATTCGCAATAAGGGGGGCGGTATTGCAATTGAGAATCGTTTGCAACAGTCGCGAGGAACCTACACATATATCCGCTAAACAGTCGATTAAGTACTAAAAAAGCCCCCTAGGTGGGGGCAGGGGTTGAGTTTGCTGGAGCGTGGGAATCAGTCGCCCTTGTCTTCGATCGAGATTTTAAGTTCAGGGGCTTGGATATTGACGGTTTCAACGGACTCACCAATAACGCGCCCAATGGAGTCGAGCACCTGACTTGCGGTCTGCAGTTGCCCTTTTTTCAGGGCTTGATGAAACAGCTTGGTCCGCATGTGCTGCAAGCGAGCGAGCATGTTGTCGCGGTCTGCTTGCCAGTCTTCATCAACCAGCTTTTTAACTTCTGCCCAATCGCGCCACGCCGTTTTAAGAGAAACTTGTTCTTTTTCCTTATGGTCGTACACAAGCGCACGAGCGGACAACCCGTCTAATTGCCGTCGATAGAGCCGCCTAATGCGATCTTCTTTAGCTTGCGTGGAACGATCTGTTAGAGGTTCGGGCATTAACCTATCGACCTTTTTCCAGATAATAACCTCCTGCAAGCCCTTCTGGCACGGCAAAGGGGGGGTAGGGGGTCAAAAAAGCAGTTAATGTTTGCGGTATGGCAGTAAAAACAGAACCCATCAACCTCAGATGGGCACAGGGTCAAATTTATTCAAGCAAAAAACGTTTCCGAGTCCTGGTTGCAGGCCGCAGATTCGGCAAGTCGTACCTCTCCTGTGTTGAGCTGGTGCGTGGAGCAATCGAACGCCCTGGTGAAACGTTCTTTTATTGCGCTCCGACGTACCGGATGGCGAAAGATATTGCGTGGCGAGCGTTAAAAAAGCTGGTTCCGAAGGTTTGGATCCACACCAAGAACGAAACAGACCTACGAATTGAGCTAATTAACGGTTCAACTATTGAATTGAAGGGCACCGAAAACGCAATGGCGTTGCGGGGCCGCAGTTTGAGCGGTGTGGTGCTGGACGAAGCAGCATTTATGGATGCAGAGGTTTGGTTTGAGGTGATCAGACCTGCTTTAGCGGATAAGGAGGGTTGGGCGTTGTTTATTTCGACGCCAGACGGTACAGCTAGTTGGTTTTATGACTTGTGGTGTTATGTCCCAGAGGACGAAACAGGAGATTGGCAACGATGGTGCTACACAACGATTGAAGGCGGAAACGTCAGCAAGCAAGAGGTTGAAGCAGCCCGCGCTCAGCTTGATTCGCGCACGTTCCGCCAGGAATTTGAAGCGTCCTTCGAGAACCTAACTGGTCTAGTTGCGGTCAGTTTTTCTGACGACAACATTTCGACCGATGCCAAGGACATTTCAATCCAGCCGTTGCTGTTGGGCGTTGACTTCAACGTAGATCCCATGTCTGGCATCTGTGCGGTCAAGGATCAGGACACGTTGTACGTGTTTGACGAAATCATGCTGACGGGTGGAGCGACCACCTGGGATTTTGCGGAAGAAGTCACCCGCAGGTATGGGGTGGATCGTCGGGTTATTGCGTGCCCTGACCCAACAGGCGGTGCCAGGAAGACAAGCGGTGTGGGCGTAACGGACCACGCAATTCTCAGACGCAGTGGTTTTACGGTTCAATCACCGCGATCACCGTGGAAAATTCGGGACAAGATCACAGCGGTCAACACTGGCCTAATGGATGCTTCTGGAACGCGCAGAGTCAAGATCCATCCGAGGTGTAAGGAGCTGATCAAGTCGTTGCGGACGCTGACCTATGCCCCTGGCACAGGTTTGCCTAACAAAAATCTAGGAGTGGACCACGCCTTTGATGCTTTCGGGTATCTTGTGCTTCAGCAGTTCAACTTGGCCAAGCCTGAGGCCATGGGAACTACGTCATACCGCTTGTATTGAGGATGTTTCGTCCGCTCAACGCGCCTTGTTGTCCAAAATGTGGGTCAGAAGAATCGAAGGTAATGGGGCGTTATACGTCACAGGACAACGATTGTGTGCGTGAGCGGCGTTGTTTGGAGTGCGATCACCGTTGGAAGACGCTGCAATCGCCAGAAGAGGAGCTTCATCCATCGGTGCAGGTGCGATTTTTTCGTTGGAACTCACCCAGCGGCAAAAAACGGCGCGTAACGCTGGAATACGGTTCTAAAGCTGTTTAGACTGGGCGTAACGTTGCAATTTGCGTCATGCCTGGTCATTACGGAGCTGGCGGCAAAAAAAAGCCCGCTGGCAAGAAAAAGGGTATGAAGAAGGGCAGCAAGAAGATGCGGTGCAGCTGTGGCAAGTGAAAACGTCCCAGTAAACAAGGCGCTTTACGCCCGAGTTAAGGCAGAAGCCAAGCGCAAATTTGCGGTTTATCCGAGCGCGTATGCAAATGCGTGGTTGGTACGCGAATATAAGAAGCGTGGTGGCACCTATCGGAAAGCAACCAGTGGCGGAACGAAAAAAACCACGAAAACCCGCAAAACCAAAAAGTAAAGGCCGTGGTGGCCTTGGCCGATGGTTTGACGAGAAATGGGTCGACATAAAGACCGGAAAGCCTTGTGGCCGCTCCAAAGGCGAAGACAGGGCTTATCCAGCGTGTAGACCATCACGCAGAGTGTCAGATAAGACGCCAAAAACCACAAAAGAAATGAGTGCTGCAGAAAAAGCTCGTTTCAAGAAAGAAAAAACAGGTTCAAAAAAAATTTCTTATCAACATCGGCGGCGCAAGGCGAAAAAAAAGAAGCCCTAAGATGGCTTGTGGGTTGTGAGCGGTTAGAATCAACGGTATAGACCCTTCCTATGTCTAATCATGGCCATCCTTCGCGGAGAGCAAGGTGCGGTCCAGTTTGATGCTGCTGGTTCTTCTAACGCAACCATTGTTGGCACTCGCAGCTGGACCCTGAACATCACCAAAGACACGTTGGACTGCACCGATCACGGTGATACGTTCCGTGCTTATGTCGGCAGCATGATCAGCGGTTCTGGCACCGTTGAGCTGGTTTACGACCCAGACGCAACTGGTCAAGCAGCGTTTATTGAAGACGTTATTACGGCTAACGACACTGCTGACGCCACGTTTGAGCTGTTCACTACTGGCACCACTTCTGGTACTGACAGCGTGAGCTTTGCAGGCATTATCACCAGCATGGATATTGCTTCTACTGTCGGTGATCTGGTTGTTGCCACTTGCAACTTCATCACCAGCGGCGTTATCACCTCCAACCTTGAATAAGGGTTAGGACGATGGCAGAGCGCAAAAAGCGTAAGCGTGGTCCCAACCTTAGTGTTGGCCGT